AGAATGCGCTGTCCAAGACCATCGGAACAAGGACCAATGTTGTTACATTACCAAATAATAAAATTAAAAAATATATTAAAAGAGAGTTAGATATTGAAAGTGTTCCATTGGAAACTGCACAAGCAGCTAAAAAAGAAATGGAACAATTGATTGCTGAAGTTCCAAAGATGAATGATGCAGAACGATTAATCTTTGAAGGTAATTTAAGAAGACTCGATAACAAATTAAACCCACCATCGGCTGAAATTACAGATATTCAAACAAGACAAAAAGTTAGTAAAGAAGGTATTCGTTCTTTAGAAGATCAACTTGGTCTTCCTTCTGATGTTGATGTAGATTCACCATTGGGTCGTGTCATGATGAAAACTAAACAAATTCAAAAAGAAGGAAAAGATCTTGCAAAAGAATTTGATATGGAAGATCAACTTAAAAAAGGTTTAGATGATCTAGCACAATATCAAATTCAAATGTCTAAAATGCAAGATGAAGGGTTAGTCAGAGCAACAGCCAGAGAAATTATGGACAGGGACATTAAATCTGGAAAACTTAAAATACCAAAAGAAGAAATGGATGTGATTACAGAATATTCTTCTGTTAATGATCCACTAGATATTTTAAGAAAATATTATGGCGAAGATGCATTAGAACAACTAGATTCCATGGTTCCTGATTTTTATCAAATGAGAACGTCAACAGAAGCCGCAGATGCTGCAACTAAAAAATTTACTTTCACACCAAAAATAGGAAGACCAAAAGAATCTTTTACACCAGAGGAAATACAAAAAATATTAAAAGACGCTGAGGTGGATCCTGAAACAGGAATGTTAACTCCAAAGAAACCAGATCCAGAAGACCCAGAATTATTTGCAAAAGGTGGCCTTGCCTACATGTTAGGGGAGTAACCTGTGGAAATAAATAAATTTAATCAAACAATGAAATACCTGACACGACCTGCAGAGCGTCCAGCTCGAATATTGTCAGATAATCCAATTGAAACACCACCAGTTTTTAAAACCAGTGATCCTAAAGAAGCTATTAAAGAAGTTATTAGAAGAACAGAAGGTTCGGTTCCTGGCATTGGAATAGCACCTGGTGTTAGTCTTAATCCACTTGGAACCGCTGAAGATCAAGATCCATCACTCACAGGAAGATTTGGTGTTGGTGGTGGAGAGTTAGAATTTGGTGTTAAGAAAGATCAAGGTTTTGTAGGATTTAGAAAAGAGTTTGATGAAGGTGGTTCTGTTAAAGCATCGTCTGTTGTTGCAGAGGGTTTAGATAGTTTAAGACTTGCTAGACCTCTTTTATATGAAACAGGTTTTGGTGCCGCGGTTGCACCTTTTGATTTTGTAGAGGGCAGACCTATGAGTGAAATACTATTAGATGTTCCAACTCTTGGTATAGCAGGTCAATCACTTCGTGCAGAAAAATTAAGACAAAAAGTAGGACCCGAAGTATTTGATAAAATACAAGAACAACGTGCTGCAAGATCCGAGGATGTCGGTGGAATAGAATCTTCTATGTTTGAAGATTTTAATATTGATGAAGCACCTTTACAAAAAGCCATAAAAGAAAGAGCAGACAGAGAGGCTAAAGTTGCAAAAACAAGAAAAATACAAGATGTTAGCGAGAGTGATATCATGGGAGTAGAAAGAGCAGTTAAAGAAAATAAAACACAAAAAACAAAAAGAGATGAAAGTTTAAATGTAGATGACACAGAATTACTCTAACGGCAAAAAATCAGGTCCACCACCAGAAAAAGGTCCAGCTTCACAAGGGTTGAAGTTTACTAAAAAACCCTATACAACCGAAAGATTGGAGAGATTATATGGGAGAAATAGACAAGTCATTACCAAACGTTAAACAAGAAGTTAACATTGATCCACAGGAAATAGAACAAGCAATTTCTGAGGATCAACAGATTGCAGAAAAAGAAGGTGCACCAGTTGACGTTCAAGAAAACGAAGATGGTAGTGTTGATATAGATTTTGATCCGGGACTTGCGTCCCAACCACAATCATCAGAACATTTTGCAAACCTTGCAGAACTTTTACCTGATGATGTGTTAGGAGGTTTAGCCTCAAACCTGATGGGTAACTATCGTGACTATAAGATGTCCAGAAAAGAATGGGAAAAATCTTATACGGATGGTTTAGACTTATTAGGATTTAAATATGACAATCGTACCGAACCCTTTAGAGGTGCGTCAGGTGCAACCCACCCTGTTTTAGCAGAAGCAGTGACCCAGTTCCAAGCTTTGGCGTACAAGGAATTATTACCTGCTGATGGTCCAGTAAGAACACAAGTTTTAGGAATCAGCACACCACAAAAACAACAACAGTCTCAGCGTGTAAAAGATTACATGAACTATGAAATCATGAACAACATGACAGACTATGAACCTGACTTTGATCAGTTACTATTTTATTTACCGCTAGCAGGATCTGCATTTAAAAAAATTTACTACGATGAAGTTGAAGGACAAGCTGTTTCTAAATTTGTACCTGCAGATGATTTAGTGGTGCCTTACTCGGCAACTTCTTTAGCGGATGCAGAGTCCATTATTCATGTTGTACGTATGTCGGAAAATGATTTACGAAAACAACAAGTGGGTGGTTTTTACAAAGACATGGAGTTGACTCCAGGACCTGTGAATGAAACTGAGGCAGAGAAAAAAGAAAGAGAACTTGCAGGTGAAAGAAAAACAAAAGATGGCGGTGTGTTTACATTATTAGAATTTCACACTGAAATTGATCTTGAAGGTTTTGAAGATGTGGATGAAGATCAAGAACCAACAGGAATTAAACTGCCCTACATTATTACCATTGAAGAAGCATCAGGACAGATTTTATCAATTAGAAGAAATTATGAAATTGGTGATGTGAAAAGAAAACCAATTCAATACTTTGTACATTTTAAATTTTTACCAGGACTTGGTTTTTATGGTTTTGGATTAATTCACATGATCGGTGGATTATCAAGAACAGCAACCGCTGCTTTACGACAACTATTAGACGCTGGAACTTTATCCAACTTACCCGCAGGTTTTAAACAAAGAGGCATCAGAATACGTGATGATGCACAAGCTATACAACCAGGAGAGTTTAGGGATGTCGATGCACCCGGTGGAAACATTAAAGATTCATTTATGATGTTACCTTTTAAGGAACCATCTCAGACATTATTACAGTTAATGGGGGTCGTAGTTCAGGCAGGTCAACGCTTTGCTTCTATAGCGGACTTGCAAGTGGGCGATGGGAATCAAGGAGCAGCTGTGGGTACGACCGTTGCGCTCCTAGAACGAGGCAGTCGTGTGATGTCAGCTATTCACAAAAGACTGTACTCTTCGTTAAAAGTTGAATTTAATTTACTTGCTAGAGTTTTTAAACTTTATCTACCACCGGAATACCCCTACGACGTGGTAGGTGGACAACGCTTCATCAAGCAAAATGACTTTGATGACAGAGTTGATGTCTTGCCAGTTGCAGATCCAAATATTTTTTCACAAACACAGCGTATCTCCCTTGCGCAATCGGAACTGCAACTCGCAACTTCAAATCCTGGAATACATAACCTGTATCAAGTTTACAGAAATATGTATGAAGCACTTGGTGTAAAAAATGTTGACCAGATATTAAAACAAGAAGCACCACCTTCACCAAAAGACCCAGCGTTAGAACAAATTGATGCGATGGCAGGAAAACCTTTTCAAGCGTTTCCAGGTCAAGATCACAGAGCTCACATTACTTCGCATTTAAATTACATGGCCACCAACATGGCAAGAAATGCACCTTTAATTATGGCAGCTTTACAAAAAAATATTTTAGAACGTATTTCTTTGATGGCACAAGAACAAGTTGAAATAGAATTTAAAAATGAAATTCAACAACTTGCAATGATGTCACAAAATCAACAAGCGATGGCAAACCCTGAAATGCAAATGCAAGCAAGAATGTTATCAGAAAAAGTAGAATCTAGAAAAGCAGTGTTGATTGCAGAGATGACAGAAGAATTTAGAAACGAAGAAAAGAAAATTACTTCACAATTTGATAATGATCCTGTTGCAAAACTACGATCTAGAGAGTTAGACCTACGTGCACAAGAAAATGAAAGAAAACGTATGGAAACTGAAGAGAGATTGAACCTCGATAAGATGAGAGCAATGATGGCACAAGAAAATCAAGACGAAAAACTAGAACAAAATGAAGATTTAGCAAAACTAAGAGCTAATACATCAATTGAAAAGACTATTTTGTCAAAAACTTTGCCAAGTAGCAAAGATATGATGGGAAATGTAGCAATTATTAGAGGTGATAATGAGTCAAACTAAAAAACAAAATGAAAAAATAACAAAAACTATAAGAAAATTTAAAAAAGGTAAATTAACTATTGGAAAATCAGATAAAAAGGTTAAAAATCGTAAACAAGCAATAGCAATTGCTCTAAATAGAGCAGGTGTAAAACAAAAAGGTAAAGCATAATGTGGTTAAGTGCAATAAAATTAGCGGTTTCTGCGGGCAGTAAAATTTATGCCAACAAGCAAAGAACAAAAATGGCAATGTCCGATGCACAGCTTATGCATGCACAAAAAATGGCCCAAGGTCAGGAAGCTTACCAAGGAAAACTTTTAGAAGCTAGACAATCGGACTGGAAAGACGAGGCAGTTTTGATAATTTTAAGTTTGCCCGTCGCAATTTTGGCCTGGGCAGTTGTATCGGATGACCCAACCGCGATGGACAAGGTAAAATTGTTCTTCGACATGTTTTCGCAGCTCCCGTCATGGTTTACTAACTTATGGATC